AAATTGACCAATCTAAACTTGTGCCTCTTCTTATTGCTGCGGTGAAAGAATTGAAAGCAAAAGTTGAGGCACTAGAAAACGCATAATTTTAAAATATTAGAAAACAATGATCGAAATTAATACATTACCTACAGCAGAGCTAAATGTTTCTAAAGTAGCAGTATCACTTAACTCAGCCCAAGAGTTTGGAATGCAATTCAGCGTAGTTGGTTGGGGTAAATTCAAGAATGCAGAAGGCGAAGATGTTTGGGGAACTAACCCACTCGTTTCAACTCTACTGAATGTAACCGGCCCAACTTGGGACGCTTGGGGGTCTGATAAAAGTGACGCTATTTATGTTGGCGATTTAGCTTTAGCCCAACTTGGACTACAACGTGATCCTGATGCTGTTATCGAAGTTGAAGAAACTCCAGTAGTAGCACCAGCGGAAGAATCTGATGATGTTACAGTTGATGATTCATCTGATGCAGACGATTCTGAAGAGGCGGCAGAATAAGCTGTTAGTCTTTTTAATTTGTCTTTTGGCTATTTTAGTTCGGGAAAAAGCTAAGTGAATTTTACTGATATTAAAGTGGCAATCGCTAGTGCTGCTGGGATTTTTAATTGGATGGTAGAGATTGATCTGATTTTAAAAGTTGGAATAAGTTTAGCATCTTTAATTTATGTAATTTTAAAGATTAAACATTTAATAAAAAATAAATAACATGAGTTTATATAAAAATATTCACGCTAAGAAAAAGCGTATTAAATCTGGTAGTGGAGAAAAGATGAGAAAGCCAGGCTCTGCTGGTGCACCCACTGCTAAAGCTTTCAAGAAATCTGCAAAAACAGCAAAAAAGAAATATTAATTATGTGGAAAAGTAAAACATTATACGCGGGACTGGCAGGAATTATCACAAGTTTAGGACTATACATGTCTTCAGAGATAAACCTAGCCGAGTTTTTAAACGCAACATTCACAAGTCTTTTGGCGATCTTTTTGCGGCACGGAATCAAGAAGACCCAAGACGCCGCTGAAGCGGCAGTTGAGGCGGCAAGCAGTGTCACCCCAGCGCCGAAGAAGAAAGTCGTTAAGAAGCAAGATTAGGAGGCTTAAATGGCAGGATTAACAACCACTCAGACATTCAGCGATGGTGATACGGTTACTGCCGCCAAACTGAATAACATAATTGCAAACGCTTCAATTAGTGATGGAGGCATTGCACCTGACAAGTTAGCTCCTAATTCAGTTAAAGAAGCTAACATGGCTAATAACTCGGTAGATACTAATGCGTTAGTTAGTGATTCTGTTACTAATAGCAAACTAGACACGATGGAAAAGCGGCGGGTGAAAGTTAATGCTACTGATGCCACTGCTAATCCGACTGATTTATTTGTAGATGCAAACCAGTTACTCGTAGGAACAAGCAGCACAATTAATGCGGTTAGTTTTTCTGATGATTTGGCTTTAGATAACGCCGGAGCTACTGCAAGTAAGATTATTGCTGCACCTAGTTTAATTAATGGCAAATCTACGGTAGCCGCATCTAACCTGGATGAGTTGTTACTATACGATCAGGACGCTACGACTGTACTGAAGAAAACAACAGCAGGATCAATTGTCGCTAGTCTTAAAGCCACTACAAGCCAAGCTGGATCAATACTAGTAGCAAGCGGATCTGCGGTTAGTGATCCGCTTAATGCAACGGTAGTTGAAGAAGCTTTTACACCTACTCAAGCAATCAACTGTCCAATATTTGCAAAAGCCTGGGCAAGTATAAGTAGTAATCTTAATTACGAAGCAGGAATCGGAAAATTTTCTTTAGATAGCTCTTATAATATTGGAACAGAACAAAGCTCTGGGACACTAACAAGTGCCACAAAGTACAAGATTATAGAGTACAAAAGTGGTGATAATTTTACAACTGTAGGAGCTTCTTCAAACGCTACAGGAGTTCAGTTTACAGCCACAGGAACGTCTCCAACTTGGTCAAACGGAAGTAGACTTGTTCCTGTTCCAATAGTAGCTAGTAGAGGAGTAGTAGACTTTACTTTTTCTGATGCTGTACCGTCAGACAACTTTATTGTTTTAGTTTCTAATGCTAAGTACGGAAACGGATCGGTAATTACAGAAGCAGGCAGAGCAACAGTTTCAAATGAAAGTACTGGAGGATTTCGTGTAACATTTCACGAAATTGACGATGGAGATGACACTTTAAATACTCCAATGGTTGCCACAATATTAGTCTTTGGAACCTAATGACTTTAACCGATATTTCTACATACGTTTGTAACCTGGTTAACAAAACGGATGACACATCCAAATCTAGGTGCAAAGAATTTATACGGCAACATCACGAGAACATCATTAACTCTGGGTTATGGAGAGAGACAATTGATGTTGAACAAATGACACTGCCGTACGATGGTAGGATAACTCAGATTATTTTAGACAATGGAGGATCAGGATACACCTCAGCACCCACTGTTGGTTTTTCTGGTGGTGCTGGGAGCAGTGCTACTGCTGCTTGTGAGATTGGTGGGGGAGCAGTTGCAAAAGTTTACATCCAAAACTCAGGATCAGGATACACCTCCGCACCAACAATAACATTTACTGGGGGAGCAGGAGATGGAGCAACTGCAACTGCAATTGTAAGTGAGTTAGCTGATGAGATGGTTTGTCCTCAGAAATTTGAGACTATTTTAGGTATTAGTTATAACGAACAAAATCTGTTACCAACACAACTCATAACTGAGTTAATGACTGACCCAGATTCATTTAAGAAAAATGCAAACACTGCTCAGTTTTCTGTTATTGATAGCTCAGGTATTAATTTTGATCCTGCTTATGGTGCTATTGAGTTTCTTTCCTCGGACAGTTCTGACAACGGTAAGAAAATCACAATTGTTGGTGAACTATACGGGCAGGAACTAACCATGCAGAAAGAGACAGTAACACTAGCCTCTAGTGTCACCACATCAAATGTATGGTCAGCAGTTCATTCAATAAGCAAAGAAACTACCACAGGACATGTCCAGGTTAGAAGTGCTACTGACGCAAGTAAGTATTTCTTTTGGCCTGAATGGGAGAATGTAAGTAAATTCCAAAGAGTTAAGTTTTTTGACAAACCTAAATATGACGCAAGTGATCCTAAGAACTTGTATGTTATTGGTAAAAGAAAAACTCAGCCTATGATTGGTGATTATGATTCACCAATGATTAGCGGCATTGATAATGTGCTGATTCATTTTGCAACTGGTGACATGTTGAAGAGGTCGAGACAATTTGGTAAAGCTCAATTAGAACACCAACAGGCTAATGCATTAATGCAAGTGGCTCGTGATCAAGAGAACAACCAGTCTGCAAAACAAACTCGATTGATACCGGATGTCTATGGCATGGGTTACAGTAGAAATGATTTTGGATTTTAAGTTATGCCTGTTTATTATAACGATGGACTTGATGACCCGGTTCAATATGATCGTCAGGCTAGTTTCGTAGGTGGGCAAATATCTAACTTCCGCGAGAATCTTCTAAACGAATCTCAAGCAGAATCACTTAAAGATCTAGACGCTCCAAAGAATGGTGTTCTAAAATCTAGACGAGGATTTCACAGGTTTGCTAATTTACTAGGCAGTTCATCAGCCTCAACCAACACACAAGCGTTAGCCTATTATGACACTGATGCTAAAGAGTCGTTAATTGCGTTTGTTAATTCTAACGCTTACGCAATAAATTCTAGTGGCACTGTTAGCGTGTCAGGACTAGGAACTGGTTTTACAAACAGCACAACTAACCGGGTTTACACTTGCCAAATTGCTGACAAGTTGTTTTTTGCTAGTCATTCTAATAATAACAGAATAGGTCAAATTTCTTGGGATAACAGTGCATCTGCATTTGTTGTAAAAGAAATAGCTGATGGACCAATTAACTCTAAATATTTAGTTAACAATAATTTTAGGATATTTGCTTATCAACCCAGCGATGATCAAATACATGTTTCTGAATTTCTTCCTAATTATACCCAGGCAATTGGATCTTTAACGATCACTAATGGGGGCACTAGTTATCCTAATGATGGGACACTTAGTGCTATTGGAGGAGGAGGATCAGGTTTTGCAGGAACCTATACAGCAGATAGTGGAGTGATAAAAACAGTCACGATAACTAATCGTGGTAGTGGTTACACATCTTTGCCAACAATAGTTCCCGCTCCCGCTGGAGACGGCAATGCTGCCATAACTCCAGCCTATGAAACTACATTTGGGGGCACAGCAAATTTGCCATTTAAAGTGGGACTAGGTGACCCAGTAACCGGGTTAGCAAGTTGGGTAGCTTTTAACATAGTAGTTTTTTGTAAAAACAGTTGTTATGTAGTTGATACTGGAGGTGCACCTGCTGCAAGTGGAACTGCTCCGACTACAGCAGACTTCACAATTAGAACAATCTCAGCGACCACAGGATGTGTTGCTAATGGTTCTATAGCTCAGGTTGGAGAAGATCTATTTTTTCTTTCTCGCACAGGAGTCCGATCAATTAGACGGACCATGGAAGAAAACATGGTGGCATCTGACGTAGGTGTTATCAGTTACCCAATACAAGATGTTATTGATAAGATTAATTGGGCTGCGGTTGAAAATGCTACATCAGTATTTTGGAATAACAGATATTTACTATCTGTCCCAACTGGGGCAAGCACAGTCAACGACACTACAATAGTCTTCAATACTAACACCCAGTCCTGGATGGGTATTTGGAATGGAGATGTGACTGTTACAAGCGGAGTTCCATCAAGTTACATAAATCCATACCAGTATGCGGTGACTCAGTTTAGTGGAGGCAAACCGTATTTAATTAGCCTGGATAAAATTGGTAATCCATTGCAATACCGGGATTTTGTTGAAGATAGAAATTTAGTAGATACGGATTTTCAAGATAAAATAAGAACTTCTACGGGAGTTGATGATGTTCGGATTAAAAACGGAGGCACTGGTTATTCTGCTGGAACATTAAGCGCATCAGGTGGAGGCGGATCTAGCTTTGCTGGAACCTATACCGTGAGCGGGGGAGTAATTAATTCTGTTACAATTACAAACAGTGGAACGGGTTACACTTCCGCTCCTACGATTGTTACTAGTCATGCAGGAGCAGGTAATGCTGATTTTAAAGTTTTTCTCTCAATGGACACCGGGTGGGAAGCGTTAACTAGAGCCTTCACATTCAACGAGCAGACTACTAGTAAAGATGCTGAGTTCGCTGAGTTTGAGTTTGATCGAAGTAATGCAGTTATTGACATTGGGGTTATCCTCGATGGAGCAGAACAGACAGACAATTTAGCTGATGAACTAGACACCGGAACAGGAGAATTAAGATTAACTTTCCCACTGCCATCAACGCTTGGAAGCGGATTGTTAACTAGGTTCAGATATTCAATGACTCAATACCCAGAGTTCCGTGAGTTGCAGTTCAAATTTCAGCAATCAGATAACGCTGGAACAGACAGTAAATATTTAGCATTAAGATCAATTTATGCTGGAGGATTTCTTAACAGTGTGGGGGTAGAATCGTGACCTACGACGAGAAAGTGCATGAAGCAATTAGGTTAAGTTCCAACGGCAACACTGACGCTTGGAACTATTTGTCTATCATCTCGCGGGTCGCAAGAATTATTGATGATTTAGTAGACAAGCCTAATGAAGTTGATGTTGATTCTAAATATAAATTAGCACAATTATTATTAGTAGATCTACCGAGCAACCCATTCTTTCACGTTCATAAAACAACTTTACTTCCATTACATTTAACAAGTTTAAATGCGTGGATCGATAGTAACGATTGGATGGAAAAAGATACAACTAGAAAGAATTATGCTCTAGTTATTAGAGACCAACTTACTGAGTTAGTTCTGCTAGTTGCATACCTAACTGGGGGAAACGAATATATGAGAAAAATAAGTTTACAGATTAGAGAATTGTTTTTGAAGGAGGAATTTTAGATATGGGAGCATATTCAAACGAAGAACCAGAAGCTCCGAACATGGCTGGAGCAAACGAAGCCGGAGTGTGGGCAGATGCTGAAACATTGGCGATTAAAAAAATGATCAACAATGCCGCTAAGTTCGGTAAGAAAATTGATTTAAGAGTTCCAACATTTGACGGTAAAGGCAACAAGACTGGATTCAAAGATGTTACCTATGATTTCAAAGGCTTTTCAGATGAAGATTCAACAAGAGCAGACATGGATTTTGCTGCTGAGTCAGCAGATAAAATGGCTAAGACAATGCTCGATGTGCAGAAGAAATACGGGAAAGATTATGTTAAGCAACGTATGGAAGAACTGAAAGCAGCAGACCCAACTGGTTATGAAATTCGAGAGATGTTAGGTGATGACGCTAAACGAGGTTTAATGGCAGGAGGTCGATTGTCACCAGAGATGGATAAACAAGTAGAAGAGGCTGAACAATACGCACAGACATCTAGAGGTAATGTTTATGGGACAGCAGCAGTTGCATCTGAAGCTATGAGCAAAGGCTACGCTGGTCTAGCATTGAAACAACAGAACCTGGCTAATGCTGCATCATTTTTAAGTGGCAACACACCGATAAATCAAATTGGAGCATTAAGTGGAGCACAAGCAGGTGCATCACCGTTTAACCCAGTAGGTATTCAATCAGGTTTAGCATTAGACCCAAATGCAGGAGCAAGAGGTGAAAGCTACATGATGAGCGGGTACAACACTCGAATGAATTACGCCGCTAATCAGCAACCAATTGGGGCACAACTTTTAGGTTTAGCGACTGGTGTAGCAACTGGAAAAATAACAGATAAATTATTAGCATAATGAGCGCAGGATCAGCATTTGCAAGTGGGCTAAGAGCGGGGCAGGCTATATGGAATAGTGCTGCTAATAATGCCATGCAGAAGAAACGTCTAGACATGGTCAAGACGCAATTCAAATATGAGCAACAACAACGGAAAGAAAAGATTGATAATGAATTAGCTGCACAAACGGCAAAAGACAAATTTGTTGATTATCTGCCAGAAGCACTTGCTTCAGGTGAAATTGATTTTTCTACTCTTGAAGGACGGGAATTCTATGCAAATTTAAAATCATCAGTTGAGCCAACTATTCTTAGAGATCCGGCTACTTGGAAACAATACGGAAATATAACAAAAGCATTTGAGGAAAAAGAAGGATACCCAGTATTATTAGCACAGGATCGTAACCGTTTGCTTACAATTGAAAATTACAAAACAGTCAGTGGAGAAATTGATCCAATTTATAAGAGAGACAAAGATGGAAGTTTCATTCTAAACCCAGATGGGAAAACTCAGTTTGATATGCCAGCAATGAATAATTTTATTGATAATTACAAACTTGAGAAAGAAGTAGATGCCATAAAGAAAAAACAAAAAGCTTTATATGGAGGAGACGCATTTGAAAGCATGATTATATCTGGTGCACCAACTGCTGGAATGCCTAAAGAAATGCAAACACCAGTCATTGTTGCTCGACAAAAACGGTGGGCAAATGCGGTTAAAAGTAACGACACTGACACAATTATTGGAGCGTCAAATGTTCATACAAAAGCACCTGATGGGAGTGAGCGTCTAGCATTAAGTAAATATAAATTCACACTTGCTCGATTGGAAGAACTTGACGAACAATTAAAAGTAGTGGGAGACACCGGGCCAATTGTTGGAATTTTTCGATCTGCTAATCCATGGGATGTGAAAGCTCAAAGGCTTAAAGCTCAGATAACAACAATTATTCCCGGTTTCGCTCGTGGTGTATTTGGAGAGGTTGGCGTTTTAACTGATGACGATGTAAAGTTGTATTCTAGAACACTTGGGACGTTAAATTCTCCTGAAGAAATCAATAAACTTTTGACCTCAGCAGCAATTAAAATGGTTTCTAATTCTTACGAAGACAAACTTAGAGGTATGGCTGAAAGTAAAATTGACGTTTCAGGACTTCTTCCAGGTTTGAAATCTTTGAGGTCTACTGCAAACAGACTCCTCGGTGAAGAAGAAGCAGAAGAAGCATCCCAAGACAGACCAGTAGTTGAGGTTGAAGAATTTAGAGGTAAAGATCAGCTTAGCGATGAGGAAAAAGCTGAAATAATTTCTACTGGAGCAAACAAAGTTCAGATTCTAGATAAGAGCACAGGCAAGACGCATAACATTAATCTTGAAAGACGGACTGACTCTACAACTCCACCTGCACCTAGACCAGACCCAGCTAACAGTTTATTACCTAAACCTGCGCCTAGTTCAGATGAGATAGATAAAAAGCTGGACAGAAAATTAAAAATAAAAAATAGGATTAAATTTCTTCAAGAGCAATTAGATAAGTTGCCATCTCCACCAAACCCAAATAGAGGCTCATCTTACGTTCCAATTACTACTAACACTAAATCTGATCGAGACACGGAGAAGAGAAGAAAACAACTTATTGAATCTATTAAGAAGAACAAAGAAAACCTGTCTAAACTCTAATGGCTGACCCATTGAAACCATCTGCTGATAGATTGTCTAGGCAGTTATCTTCTCCCACAATAAGTGAACCTATTGAGGAGTACACGTTCACACTTGATGAAGAACAACCGATACAAGATTTTGAGGAAATTGAGTTTGAAGAGACTATTCCATGGATAGATTCCAGTGGAAAACAAACTGATGTTCCAGTCTACGATAATAATAAAAAAAAGATATACCGTCCTACTTACAATAAAGACGGCATTGAGACCCACGATGACCGTGGGATAATGACGTTTGAGGAGTGGAAAAGAAAAAAAGATGACGGAGTTGATTGGTATCCCATAGCAAAACAAGCAGTAATTGGATTAGCGGGTGGGTTTGGAAAGATACCCGGTAAGATCAAAGAAGAAGGCTTGCTTGAAGCATCAGCCAACATACCAGAATCATTCTTAGCAGCAACTGAAGGCTTGAGACTAATTGGTGGAGGTATTGGTAGATTTGCAGCAAAACCATTTCGTAATAAAGAAGAAGAAGATCAGGCAAGTTACGCGGCATATAAAGAATTTGGAAATGAGATTTTCAGACAACTTGAGCTGAGAAAATCACGACTAGGCGATGTTGCCAGGTATTTTGGTGCTGATGAGTTGGCTGAGGTTTATGATGATGGAATTGATCCAGAGGTAGCAGATTCACTCAGTTTGATATTTGACCCCACTTATTTAGTTGGAGGAGGTTTGGTAAAAGTTGGTGCAGCAGTAGCAAGAAAAGCACCTAAAATTACTAATCAATACGCTAAGAAGATGATTAAAACTGCTGGTGCCGCAGCAGGTTCTAAAGCAGCAAAACAACTTGGAGAATTTTTAGCAAAGCCAATTACTACTAGTGTTAGTGGTATTGGTTCTGGAGTAGAAAAAATTGGTCGTGGTGTTCAAAAAGCAGGTACTAAAGCAGCAATCTTTGGGGCTAAAAATCCAAAATTAGCACAGACTCTTCAATATGGAATTGGTGCAGGTGCAGGTGCGTATTCTGCCCCAGAAGGACAAAAGATTGCAGGTGCAGTTGGTGGAGCACTTGGTGGTAGGTTTGCGTTAGAGTCAGGAAAAGTTATTGGGCTTGGTGAAGTTATTGAAAAAGGCGCACAACGCATTGGAGGTGCTGCACAAGCTGCAAAAATCAACTCAATCAGAACTAGTGGTCTAGGTACAGTTGCCAAGATTAGGCCAATGCGTGAAGACGTAGCAAAACAGTTTGTAACAGTCGATAATAGATTAGCAAACAAACTACTCTCTGGTGCAGGACAAATGGCTGACACGGTCACTATTGGCGCAGGAATAGGTGCAGGTTTGGGTGCTATGATGCCGTATGACCCAACTAACCCAGGATGGATAGCTGGGATGGGTTTAGGCACAATTGCAGCTCCTGCTGGTTTACTCTCAGCTAAAGCATTTAATCAGTTAGCAAGAGTTGAAATCAGTCGAGGTGGTGTACCTGATGCGGGGATGAGGTTACGCCTCAAAGAGACGCCAATGCATCAAATGGCATCTGAGGCAGTTGTTAAAAGATTTCTCTCTGGTTTACCAGAGCAACAAAGAGCCAGATTTGTAGATCCAAACAGAAACTTATCAGTTGATGATTTAGCTTCTCAGGCTGAAGCAGTTGATTGGCTCATGGGTGCTAGAAGAGATACTGGTAAAGATACTAATTTTTTTATTGGAGACACTCAGGAGATCCAAGCAAAGACTGGTGGTATTGCTAGAGACGGTGTGGCTGGATTCTATGATTCAGACAGTAACACGGTTTACATTAACACTGATGCAGAGACTCCTAGTTTTACATTATTTCATGAAGTGTTTCACCCAAGCGAAAAATGGAGTTCGTTAAAGAAAAAATTAGATGAAGAATCTGGGGAGTCATTTAAATCTGATCCATTACAAGATATTCAAACTGACCTAGCACAAACTATCTTTGGTACTTATGCGCCAGATGGTGGAATGATGAAGCCAGGTCTTTACTCACAGTCAGACATGTTAAGTTTTGCTGATCAATATAATGGTCAGTTATACCCAGATCTAACCAGTGAGATAATTTCAAAAAAAGCAGAGATTAAAAAAGTTAAACCTGAGAGCACTGCTGAGTTGGCAAAAAAACAGGATGAACTGAACAAGCTTTTAGAAGATCAAGAACTAAACAAGAAAGAGCTGGACGCATTCAATGCGTTACCTGATTCATCAAAACGTGACTACATGGCACGAGAGTTGATGTCTGATTATTTTGCTATGTTTGGTGAATCAGCCAGACACGGTATTATTCGCAAAGCTAGAAACATCACTCTCAAGAAAGATTATTTTAAAGATAAATTTCTTGGGATGAACATCGACAAGTTGAAGTTTAACGTGCTTGGCAGGTTAAAGAAAACGCTTGAGGCTCGTGGTGTAGAATTTGATTTGGCAGGAAACCCACGGGGAGAAATGACTGCCACTAGTGCGTTGTTTAAATATCCTGATCAAAGCAAAAGCATCTCTGATGTTAAGAATAAGATAAAAGATGAACGTGCCAAACCTGAAGCTGATGAACCTACTTTAAGACTACTTGAAAAAGAACTTTCTGGTCTTGAAGCAAAGCAGAAACTAGCAGGTAAAGAAGTGTTGATGTCACCTGAGATTGAACATCTTCTTGCACAATACATCACTGAGAAAGATAAGCTAATAGATCGAGTTTCTGAGACAAGCGACACGGGTGGATCAGAAGTAACGGTTAACGCAAAAGATTTACTAAAGAAAAACCCAGACGGCACACCAAAGATCCCAGAGACAGAAGTAAAACGCTGGGCTAGGAGTGGTTGGCTGAAGACTGATAAAGACGGGAATGTTTTAAACTCAACTGGTGGCAAATGGCAACCTGGACAGAAACCTGCATTTACAACACCAGCAGAAAGAACACGCATGGAGAAGAAGCGTGTTGAGATGTTAGTTGCTGCGCTTAAAGATGTTACTGATGACGTTAACGATGATGCACCTGACACTCCTATTGTAAAAGCTAAGACTAACGAGAAGACAGGTAAAACAAATTTTAGAGGCTCATATTTTGATGACCGACAGATGGATGCAATTATGGGTGCTGATGATGATGTTGTTCATCCTGACTTAAAAGCCACTATCAAGATGATGAATGATGCCATCAAAGAAGGCACTGGGGCACCATTCTTGGCAGACTATTGGAAAGCTATCTCTGGTAGAGGTTATGACTCAAAAGCACGGATGAAAGTGCAACTGTTCACACCATTTGGCATGGAGATCAGTGGGGCAGGAAATTTTAATGCTAAAGTTTTTAACATTGGCTATTTTGAAAACAAGATAAACAGGTGGTTAGGTCAGACGGGAAAAAGAAAGTTTTGGTCAGACTGGGCTGATTCAGACGGTAGAGTGAATGTAGATGAGTTCCGCACAGATATGATGAAACTGTTAGATACTCATTACTTGAACGATACAACAGTTAAATTTCCTGATGGAATGAAGAAAGAAAAATTATATTCATTCTTAGGAGTAAAACCAGATGATCCTAGTGTAAGAGATTGGAACAGATCAAAACAAGATTCTAAACTCTTTATTAGTCTCAGGTTTGACAGGATGAGAGAAGTTGCTCGTGGCATGGGCCAAAGTTATCCTGTCAATTACCACAAAGCTAAGACTAGATATATGCCGGGGAAAACAGCAGAACCTCGCCCGGTGCAAGATGATTTAGGTTTCTTCAGTCGAGTAGAGCAGGTAGCCATGGGAGACAAGATCCCAAATCGAGGATCGGGCGATCAGATGCTGGCTACGATCAAGAAACAACCAGGCGTAAAAGAAGAAGAATTAAAATGGCTAGGCTTGGAGGATTATTTACGAGGCAAGAAGCAAGTCACTAAACAAGAACTAACTGACTTCATCCGAGAGAACGATATCCAGTTGGAAGAGACTATGTTTAGTGGTGATCGGTATACTCCAATTGATCCTAACAAAGAAACTTCCCCAACCCAATACGAAGAATACCAACTACCCGGCTCAGAAGATGGTAGCTACAAAGAGATGCTGTTAAGAATGCCTAATGAGAAAGAAAGTGCTAGAGATTTATTAGGTGAACCTAAAAAAATATCAGTTGAAGAAAGCGTTGAATACGAAGGAGCAAATGATTATTTTGATGAAGATAAAACAATTGATAATTATTTCATTCCTGAAGGCTATTCTATTGAAAACAAAAAAGATTTTGACGATGGAACAGGCAATGTTCCAGAATACATAACTAGTGAATGGAATATTTTGGATGACAGAACTGATGTTGTAGCAGAAGGCAACACCCCAGAAGAAGCAGTTGCAAACTTGCACAGAAAATACTCTAGAAATTACTTAGGTGATTTAAAACCTGTTTCACTTGGATCAGCATTTAACCCAGCTAGAATTGACCACGTTCTTAAATATGATGGTGGTTTTGAAATAGGTGTTAGGGCTGATGGTAAATATGATTTAGAACTTAGAGACCTAGATTCCATCAATTCATCTGATGTCATCTCTGATGATTTAGCTAAATTTGAGAGAAGACTTGCTGATTTCGCTATAGATGAAGGCATGATAGATGGGGTTAAATCCAAAAACTTCAGATCATCTCATTTTAATGAAAAAAACATTTTAGCTCATGTGCGATTCAACACCCGCATTGGGCCAAATGGTGAAAAGATTTTATTCATTGAGGAGCTACAATCTGATTGGCATTCAGAAGGACGGAAGCGTGGGTATGGAGAAGAAGTCCCAGACGCACCATTCAAATCATCATGGCATGAGTTAGCAACCAAAAGAATGCTGCGCTATGCCGCTGAGAACGGATATGACAAGTTGGCGTTTATCGATGGGAAACAAACATCTGATCGGTACAATTTAGGAAATAAAATAGACAGACTAGTTGTTCACAAAAATGATGAAAGCAACACCATTGCACTTGAAGCAGATGGCAATCTGGTTAAATCAGGAGTTAAAGAATCAGAGCTTGAAAGCTATGTAGGAAAAGAAGTCGCTAAAGATATTATTGAAGGACTTTCAGAGGAGCGTCCTGACATGGGAGGCACTCGAACTGTTGAGCTTTACGGGGATGATCTTCAAATTAACAAAGCTTGGGCATTCAACTTGTACGACAAAATGATCCCGCAATTCCTCAAGAAATACGGCAAGAAATTTGGTTCGAAAGTCGAGGATGTGAAGGTTAGTACAACTGACGCTGAGTTTAGAGATCAGTTTGCTAATTTAAAGAATTTCAAAGCAATAGACATCACACCTCAAATGCGAAGTGAAGATGGAGTGATGGGAGGTCAGGTTAGGTTTATGCCGGGGATTGAAAAAGTTACTTCAAATGAACCTGGAATAGTTACTAACAATGTTAATATTAAATCTGGAGCATTTAATGGTGTTAGGTTCATGCCTGGTACATCAGTGCCCAAGATTACACTAGATAAGATAGCTAAATCTAACCCATTTATAATAACTGCTGATTCAATGGCAGACATGACCTACACTGTTCCAGACTCAGGTGTTGAAATTAAACTGCACGGAGGTCCAATGTTTTCATATCGTCCCGGTAATGCAGTTTGGGCATCCAATAAAAGTGCAGCAGGTAGAATTGGTAACCATGTTGATCGAACTGGTCAGCGTTTCGCATTGATCATGTTGCAGAATGGTGTGAATCATGCAAAAAACAAAAGTATGGGGCGTGTATTTGTTGAGGAATTAAAAGCTAGAAAAGAATCAAAAAAAATTAAATCTGGCGATCTGAAAAAGATGCTGACATACGCTAGTGAAAGAGCAGGTTTAGAAAAACCAATTAAAAACTTAACGGAACTTGAAGATTTTTATTCATTTTGGGATTGGGATGTTCGCGGGAAATTCTTTGACACATTTGGGCTTGTAAGAACACCAATTGGAGATCCCAAAAAAGCAGGTTTTTTCGATTATAAAAAAATAATTAGAGACACAACTCAACCTCAATTTTTAGATAAACCAACAGGTACAATAGTAGGTGCTATTGAATTTAAAAGCGGCAAACGATTCAATGCTGATGAGTTGGGTGCAGAACCTCACAGCAGTTATGACACTATGTTAGAAGGACGAGGAGTTGGATTATTTAAAAACCCACCTCATATTAGTGATGTGCTTGATGTTCCTGATAATCAAAGATCAGTGTTCACTCTGCAAAAACGTCTTTCATCTCCTAATAGACTGAAACAAGCGGCAGATGCTGAGAATAAACTTAATACTATCCGTAAAAAATTTAAAAATAAAAAGATTCTAAAATGAGCAGAAAGAAACTTGGTCAGAGACTCATGGAAATGTCGCAGAGGAAATCTGCGCCAGTGGTTGAAGAGGTCACGACAGTAAAACGATATACTGATAGTGACAGGTTCAAAGCACCTCTGGCTGAAAGCATCGATGAATATGATTCAGACTATTCAGTCCCAGCACCTAAGCGTGATGATTTTATTAGCAGGATGTTTCCTAACCTAACTGCTGCTGTTGGACTCTTTGGAAAAATTAAAGACAATGTTCAAGACAAGTACACTAAAGCTGAACTAAAAAAACTGGATGAGAGTGTTTTAGATTCAGTTTTAGTTGATCAACTGTCTAAATTGGAAAATATGCTTTCCATGAATAGTTTGGAAAAAAACTTGGCCCCAGTTGACAGCAGGATCAACAAACAGCAGGTCAAGAATGACATCATAGCGCAGAAAGACTCAAATGCCGTAGACGCAAGACTGGAGGCAGCATTAGCCAATCCGCAAAAAGTGCAGACTAATGATGAAGCTTTAGAGCAATTAGATCAGGTTGAGGAGCAGATTGAGGCTTTTTCTGATGTTGAGCTAACCTCATTGATCAAAAACGAGAGAGGTACAGGTTTTGCAAATATTATTCTACCATCCGGGGAGGAGCTTAAAATGATGGAGGATATGGCAGACACCTATTTTAGATTTGCTGGTGTAAAAAGAACCCCGTTACAATTGTGGGTCTCAGTTCATTATCCAGATATGGATGAGACGTTCAGTGATTGGTTGGCACATAATTTTGAACCTAATAACGATGCCGAAGAAGATACACAATAAATTGAAAAGCTCCGCGAAGAAACGCGGATTGACGGGGGATCGGGCCAATGCCTACATCTACGGATCGATGGCAAAAATCAAGAGTGGGCGCAGTGGGCGAGCTACTGGTAGCCGCAAGGCTAGTTGAGCTTGGCTTTGAAATCTTCTGGGCGGCGAACAAAGCCACTGCCGGGGTAGATTTTATTTGCTCCTGGGGTGGCAAACTCAGCCGAGTACAAATCAAAACCAAATTCGTTCCTAGGACAAATGCGAGTGGGCAAGATGTCAAATGTGCCTCTGATCCTAAATTGTACGATTATTTGATTTGCTACCTACACCACCACCATGCTACCTACGTCTTGCCTGCTGATGCAGCGCAGACCAAGAACCTAACATTCTATCCAGACGGGTTAACCTCCCGCGCTAATGCTAACTATGAGAAATACAGAGACGCATGGCATCTATTGAAATGATTTGGTTAAAGTGTGGTGAGTTTGTGGTGAGTTTCAGCAATTGAATGGTAAATAAGTCTTTTTCCTAGAAAAAAAGTTAAATGGCTTAGGATTGAAAATCCGTGTGTCCCCGGTTCGATTCCGGGTCCAGCCACCACTCTTTCTTCTAAGAAATCTTCTTCTTTCCTCAATGTACCAACAATAAAACGGATTTAATGGTCCTAACTGATTACCAGTTTACAGTGCCACTGAGTGACATAGAGTGTCACATGGTGCCTCATTTGTGTGGTGAGTTTGCGGGGAGTTTCAAACTGAAGAAAAATAAATATTTTACATAAACTGTGTTGACAGGTGTACATACAGGTGTATGGTCACCCCAGAGGCATTAAAAAGCTAAAATGATTCAAATACCAATCCACGGCAATCGTGCCATTCAAAAGAAGCTTGAGAAGACTAAGCGGGGTTGGTGGTCTTATCGCTTGAGGCATAGAGCGAGGAAGATTGACAAGTTCATCAAGTCTAAAGCGGATAACAAGTATGATGCTGCTGAGGACATTATTGAGGAGATTAAAAGATTCAACAATCCTCAAATTGACTTGCCTAAGCTTGTTCTACCTCAGCAGTTGCACACTTGGTCACAAATATTCCATCTGCTAGACATTCATTCAGACAATGGTGAGAAGCAGGTTAGTAGTGCTAAAACTGCCATGAGAAGATTCCTACGAGGCATAGGACATACTGAGTCCCACCACCCACATGAGTGCACCAAAGATCTGTGCGAGAGGTGGATGGAGGCTGAGATTAATCGAGGCAAAACTCCTGAGCAGAAACTCACAATAAAGAAGAAACTCAATGTGTCATTGCGCCAAGCCAAGTACGGTTTGTTCAAGCGCAGCATGATGAAATATTACAACATTGCTGACTCATTTAATTTTACTGATCTGAAAGTTCTTCGTTTCAAAGCCACCAAATACAAACGACCACAAGATGATAGACATTTTAGAGCAGACAAGTATTTCCGTGAGGTTGTTAAGCGTGAAGATCCAATCATGTTTGGGTTTTATGAATTGATGCGAATTAGTGCTCAGAGAAACATTGAGGTGGCTCATGCTAAACGAAGCAACTTATTGCCTCACTGCATTGTGAATGATCGTATTGTGCCCAAGAAAAATGAGGTAGAACGAGAGATACCATATCCTGATGGGTTCAGTGAGGCTGATCGTCAGTTTTTATTGAATTTAAATCCTGACGGTGAGTTTGTTCTTCCTGGCACAGATTATGACCGTGAATATGGATTTACTAAAAAGATTAATTCACATTTGAAACAATTTGGATTTACTGCATATCAATTGCGTAAAGAGTGGGCATGTCAGTTATTAGAGGCTGATGTGCCATTGCATGTTGTCGCAGAAATGATGGGCAACACTGTGCAAATCTTAGTTGACCACTATGTGGCATCTGAAAAACCGAAATACAAACTACAACGAGGATAAAATAAATAATAAAAAGCTAATGACACTAAAAACGAATCAACGTGTGTTGACTATAGGCCAAATGCTTAATGGTGAGAGTCTGCTGACTAAAACTACAAGACCATGCCAAATCAAAGACACCCAAACAAAAAGCAGTTTTCAGTATGGAGACATGAAAAAGATATGGAAGTACTTCGAGAGATTGCTAACAGAAACCAAATATCTATGTCAGAACTCATGGAAATTTTAATTGAGGATTTCCAAGAAAGAAACAACTCAGATCAAGTAAAATATTTAAAATCAAAGAGAAAGTAATAAATGAGTCTTGGGGATACAGAAATAAAGTTACGGGAGTTACAGCATGTGGAAGAGCAGAACCACAAAGACATTACTAGAATGATTGCCAGCAGATCAGTAACCAGATTTGAGTTTTATGCAGGAATAATCCTGATCTTTATTACAACTCTATTAACGTAGAGTTTTTTTGTTCCAGGTGTATAACCACCAGTCTTAAAAATTTAATGAGTAAAGAAGTAGAAATTAAGCAGAAGAAGATATCATGTCATTTCAGACTAACTCCATGGCACAGAGATAAGCTCAAACGCATTGCAGTGATAAACAGAAGAGACATGACAAGTGTGATTGAAGAATTAATAGAGAAAGCAAAATGAAAATACTAATAACAATAATAGCAAGCGTAGCAGTTTTTAGCTGGGTGATCAGCAGACCATACGCAGAACAACCAACCGTAAAAGCATCTTGGTATGGCAAAGCTTACCGGGGGAATTTATGCGCTGATGGCAAGACGGTCTTTGATGAGCGTGACCCCACAATAATAGCGCATCGAACATTACCATTTGGAACTAAGCTAAAAGTAAATATAACTAAAAATCGTTATATTATTGGCACAGTTTTAGATCGTGGCCCGTGGACTAAGGACAAATCTGGACGGTACAAAAGAGAGGTAGACCTAAGTAAAGCTGGGTTTGTTCAACTCTGTGGAGACTCTGACGCTGGAGTTATTTCTGTAAAACTAACTATCGTGCCATGATTGAATATCTATCTGCACAAGAGGTAGCTGAAAAGCTGAACATGTCTCTGAGAAACATAAGACGGCACATCAAGACTGGTAAGTTGAGGAGTCACAAGATTGGTAAACTTAGGAGGATCTCGATTCAAGACTTCACGTTGTTTGCTGAAGGACGAAAAAGAAGACAAGAGAACCAAAAGATAATCGATGAGATGGCAGCAGCAGACTGGGCTAAGGCAGTCAAATGGATGAATGAGAATATGGACAAGATCCCAACTCAGCCATGGTACAGACAATCAAGTCCACCAGTTTTATCAATTGGGAGTAGATGAATGTGGATACTACCCAAACAAATCATCTCAGCTTCTGCGCTGGGTACGGAGGCATTGATCTCGGACTGCGAAGAGTTCTCCCAACTTGCCGAACAATCGCTTATGTGGAGATCGAAGCCTTCGCAGTTGCGAACTTGGCGGCAAAGATGGAAGCGGGAGAGTTGGATCAAGCACCTATCTGGACGAATCTTAAAACATTCAATGCAGAACCATTTCGTGGCTTGGTGGACATCCTGTCAGGTGGCTATCCGTGCCAACCATTCTCAGCAGCAGGAAAACGACTCGGCAAAGAAGACCCAAGACACCTCTGGCCGTTTCTGCGCCGATCAGTTCGAGTTATTCGCCCCAGAAGAGTGTTCTTCGAGAATGTCGAAGGACACATCTCGCTTGGACTCTCCACAGTCATCAGCGATTTGGAAGAAGATGGTTACAGAACAACGTGGGGAATATTCAGCGCGGCTGAGTGCGGCGCGAGCCACCAGAGAAAGCGAGTCTTCATCTACGGAGAATTGGCCGACAGCAGCAGCACGGGATTGGAAGGACAGTCCAGGTCCATGGATGTACAACGCAACCAACCCGGATGGAACGGACAGAAACCGAACGGATCAACTAGCGAGAGCAGTTTACCACCGGCAATGGCCGACCCCAACAGCAAGCGAAGTGAAGGATCAAGGCACAGACTGGGAGAAACTTGCGAAGTACGACAATGGCGGCAGGATTCTGAGGAGAATAGCCAACATGGAGGTCAACAATTGGCCAACCCCAACGACAGCGGAGGCACAGAAGATCAGCAACAAAGCCAATTACGGTCAGAAATGTCTGAGCAATCATCCTGCAATTCGTGGCCTTCCAGACCGGGAGAAGCTCAAAAAAGATGGGAAGAACCAAGAACAATGGCCGACCCCAAGAGCCGGAAATCCGGGAAGTCGGAAACCGGGAACGGGGGGGAAGATATTAGAGGAGGAAGCGAAGAAGAATTGGGGAACACCAAGAGCATCAAAAGCGATGTCTGCAACAATAACGGAGAACCTAGTGAATCGCAATGTGGGGAATCTGGAGGAGCAGCACCCGTCATCAGTGGGACAGAAGTTGAACCCAGATTGGGTGGAGCAACTGATGGGTGTGCCAGTGGGGTGGACACAACTCCCCATCCATTGGTTAACAGAGTTGATAGGCTCAGATTGCTTGGAAATGGAGTTGTCCCAGCAGTTGCAGCAAAAGCCTGGAGTGAACTAAGTAACAGATTTAAATGAACAGTAGAAACAAAGGCGCAAGAGGAGAACGTATGTGGAGAGATAAATTACGAGAGGCTGGATTTGAGGCTATTAGAGGATGTCAGAATGCTGGCAGAGATGCTGGTGGTGGAGAAGCACCTGACATTATCTGTCCCAGTCTGCCAGGTCTGCATCACGAGGTTAAATTCGTAGAGAAACTAAACATCCAAAATGCGATGGATCAAGCAGTCAGAGACGCAAAGCCAAATCAGATCCCGGTGGTAGCACACAAGAAAAAGAATTGCGATTGGCTGATTACTGTAAAGGCTGAGGATTGGCTGAAAATCATAAAAGAAAGTGATTCGCTTATATAAATAATTTAGTGGGGAGTGGTTTGCTTGGAGGCTATCTCCTCACTGCCTCAACTCAGTTTTACTTTCTCTCTGAGTTGGGGTGTCAATTTCCTACGGGAATAAACAGAAAGACTAATAAAACAAATGATAATAGCAGAAACGAAAAATGAGTTCGAGCTGACACCAACAGGACCACAAAATTGTGTGTGTGTTGATGTCATCGATTGTGGCGAGGCATATGGTATCGAGGCTGATCCCAAATCTGGGATGAGACTTGTTCCATCTACCAATCCACAATACCCAAAACCAAAAGCCAAGGTTCGTCTGATGTTTGAATCAGATAAACTGATGGAAGATGGAAGACCATTCATCATTGACCGCACATTCAGTGCTACATTGAACGACAATGGTCATCTAAAGCCATTTTTAGACAGTTGGGGGGTAGAGTTAGAGATGACTCCTGCTGGTCCTGACATGGTTAAGTCATTGGTTGGCAAGAATGCGCTGATCAACATTATTCACAATCCTGACAAAGTAGATCCAGAAAAGAAATGGGCTAATATAGGATCAATAATGCCATCTCAAACTGATCTCAAACCATCAGGCAATTACGATCCTGCTGGGACAAGAGACAGGATGAAAACCTCATACGAGAAACGCCAGTCTTCACCATTCTGATGATCATCCCACTGCCCAATAAATCTAACGCACAAACATCTAGCCAGCATTGGTACACAATGGATGGGAATGCGTGTCATAGGCAGTCAGATGGTAAACCTACTACTCTCAGACATGCTAGGAAACAGAATCTTGTTCCTAGTGTGTCTGGGATACTAGGCATGATTGAGAAACCTCAATTAACCAAATGGAAAGCTGATATGATGGTGCGTAAATGCATCGAGAACCCATACAAGCCTGGTGAGGCTGAACAAGACTACATTGACAGAATGCATGGTTTTGCCAAACAGGATAAGAACGAGATCCTAGGATTTGGCACAAAAGTGCACAATGCCATTGAGATGTGGAATCTAGGTAAATATGACGAGGCTGAAGATCCTGAGATATTTCCATACTTAGATACATATATCAGATGGGCACAGAAAAACCTCAAGCGAGTGATCGCAGTAGAGAAAACGGTTGTTAATAAGAAGCTAGGTTATGGTGGAACTATTGACCTAGTGGCTGAGATCAATGGGGTCCGTGGCGTGTGTCTGATTGATTACAAGACACAACGCTGGAACGCTGAAAAGAAACCATCTTTTCACGATTCATGGGTGTGGCAGTTAGCTGCATATAGGAAAACAATGAGGCCAAATCCTAATTGTATGAGTTTGGTTATAAGTGCCACAGATCCTAGACCAGTCATTGAGAAGAGGTGGACACCAACCGAGCTACAAGCGGCATGGAGGCTATTCAGTGCAGCTACCACTATCTGGCAAGAATCAAAGAAATACATTCCTAATCATGAGTTTAATCAACCAAGCGATAACTGAGTATGAAGCTAAAGAAATGGGTGGTGTGGCAATATCGTTTCCATGCCGCCAGCAAGATGAACTGTGGATAATTAGTAATATGATAAAAGATTTAGAAAGAAACGGAGATAGGTGGGTGGTAGTCAAAAGCACCTACAAAACTAGAGGCAGTGACAGAAACTACGAAACCCCAGCACTGGAACTATGGAAACTGAACTGAAGTCATATCCAGCATTACCTCCTAGTGGTGGTCGAGAACTCAGGTTGCTTGCTGAAGCAGCAAGTGAGTTCTGGGATATACCACTAGAGGAACTCAAGTCAAAGACTCGTACAATGGAAATTGTGTGGCCCAGGAACGTGTGCATGTCGATAGCAAGAAGCTCAGGATGTACATGTAATAAAGTGGCTAAGTGGTGGAAGAAGAAAGAACATGGCACTGTAATCAATGCAACTAGGATGGTGCAGAACCTAAGAGACACTAGACCAGCTTATGACAAACAGTTCAGACAATTCTCAGAGTTCGCCAAGAGTTATATTAAGAAGAGAAAATTACCATGAAGAGACACTATGACATCATGCCAGTGGACTATGTTTATGACGATCATATGATCTATTTCTGGCATGTAAAAAAAGATAAAAACTACAAGAGAAGAAGAACATCACTGTAGAAAAAATAAAAAACTACATTGGTAAACAACTACTAAACAATAACTTAGATGCATTTATTTCGTAATAATAGTAATAGTAGTAATAGTATATATATATCTATATATATTAATACTCTCTCTATTATCTCTATTATTGCAACTATAGCTACAGTCTAGATAACTATGAAAATACTATCATCCAAAGAAACCTACTCCTACAAGCTGCAACTGGACACAGTTCGAGAGCAGATGAGGCAGATTGAGGAGAATGGCATTTACGACATTGCTGGCAACAAGATCAAGAAACAAGACCGAGAGCAGTACAAGCAGTTGAAGGCTATGGAGCATCACCTGCGACAGTTGGCTAGTGGCATTGAGTCACCTAGTCCGTACAAGAAACCAAAGCAGGTGGAGGCTAAACCTGAGACGAGGAGACAGATGACAGATGATGAGAGAGCACAGTTTGCTAAAATGCTTTCTGAGACACGTTTGTCTATTACCCGCTGTGGCTACCATGATGGGGAATAAAAATTGATTGTAGGTGTATGTACGCCTCAAGAAAGACATATAATAATGAAGAATGAGACAGAAGATATAAGAATATTAGGAATAGAGAACGGATGTGTGGTGAGTGTGAAAGCTACCAATGCAGAAAAGATGAAGAACTGGAAGAAGCTAAGTAGCCCCAGTGACAAAGAAGATAGCCGCAACAATAAACGGGGAGATAACCTGCACAGATAAGAATGATTTAAGCAACTGGGTTTGAAGCACACTTCAAGTCCACTCCTACAGTGGCCAATGGTAAGCTGATACAATGGTTAAGGCTCAGGCTCAGTTGTGAATTTAGATAAATAATAATTATGGCAATAACAAAAACAGAAATAGAAGACAGTGATGCAGTAGACATTCCAGTGTTTCAATGCAATCGAGTGATGTGGGAGGACGGTATTGAGCGACTAGCTTTTGTCTGTCCTAAGTGCAACAAAACAAACATCCACACAACGAACCCCGAAGACAGTGATGGTCACAGACATTCACATTGCAAGTGTTGGGGGCAAGAAGGCTACTACATCGAGGAAGCTGAAGTAACCTATAGGAAATACTGATGACAGCAAAGAAAGCAGCAAGAAAAAAGTCTACATCCAAGCCACCTGTGCCCGGTAAAGTGGTGAAACTAACTGAGGAGGAAGTAGCAGAGAGAAGAAAGAACCTCGATGATCTGCACAGTGCACCAATCCAAATGCCTCCTAGTGTCTATGATGCCAGGAGGAAGCAATTAGAGAAGAATGGGACTGGTAAGATTGGAGGAAGACCAACGACCTATACTCCTGAAAGAGTTGAGTCATTTCTGAAGAATCTACGGAGTGGACTGCCTGTGAATAGAGCAGCAGCAATGGTTGGGATCAGTAATACTGCTTTGTATAGTTGGCTAGATACCTACTCTGACTTTAGGAGTTCTCTCCTGCAAGCAGAGACAGAATACCAAGCATTTGCTCTAAGAACTGTTAACGATGGGATAGCTAATGGGGATGGGCACCTAGCCATGAAGCTTCTGGGAGCACGGTTCAGTGATGAGTATGCAACCTCAAAGAAAGTTGATGTTAGAACTCAGAAGATCGATTCAACTATTACGTCTGATCAGCTTATGCATCTCCAGTCTGCTCGTTTAAATACGGATGTTGTATCCGCTGCAAATGTTATTGGAACGGAGGAACCAGATGCATCTGAGTCCAGACTCACCACTGATCCACCACCACCTGACCATCCTGCTGAAAATGACCATGGGGGTACCCATATATCGGGGGGTACCAATCCCAACACCCCACCCCCATTAAAAGCCTCACACACGGGGGATTCTGCAAACACACCCACATAAGCACCATGGTCATAGGAATATCAGGTAAGAAGCGTAGTGGTAAGAACACTGTAGGCGGCATAGCAGTGGGATGGTTATGGGACAACTCTATCCCAGCTAAACAGATGGCAATTGCTGATCAGTTGAAACATGAGGTTGCTGAGGCTACTGGAATGTCGAAGAAATGGCAGGAGGACCACAAAGATCGCTGGAGAACTATATTGCAGTGGTGGGGGTCTGAGTTCAGGCGGCATTACTTTGGTGATGATTATTGGGTCAATATGATGACTAAGAAGCTACTAGCAATGGATGAGGATGTTGCGGTCTTGACTGATGTCAGGTTCAAGAATGAGGCTGATTATGTCAGGAAGACAGGTGGTTTTGTTATTCGTGTAGAGAGAGGAACAGGCTTGGTTGATGTTCACAGCAGTGAGACCGACCTAGACCACTACAACTACTTTGAGCATGTTGTTAATAATGACGGCAGTATTGATGATCTTGAGAGGCAAGTTGTCAGCATATTGGAGAATAATAAGAATCTTCCTAAGCTTAATGAGAAGCCACTATGACACCTCCACCTCCAGTTCATCATTTTATCCTGACCAATAACCGTAGTGGCAAGTGGTTTAGGCTGAAGGCTATTTGCTCTCCTACCGGGATGGAGACACGAGTGCAGACTAACTTTGAGCCAGACGATGAGTTTGATGATTATGTGTTTAATTGGCAGGAGATGGTTATGGAGGAGTATCAGGATGTTACTGGGGTAGACATAGATTGTGACGATTTACGCTAGGCAGAATGATGATGGATCATGGAGGTTATGGGTGAACAGTCACGGCATGGATTCACCTGCTGGGACTAGGTTGGATAGAGGTGCATTGTTCCCCCAGGAGACACTGTACGATCACGAGGATGAGGCTGAGGCTAAGATTAGTGCGGCTAAGTTGCAGAAGTACATAGACGAGAGAGAAACAGCTTTATGGGTGAATAGGAGAAGAAAACACAAATGGAAATAAAAGATTATTACGACAAGTTCAGTGATGCGTATTTGAACGAGTATGGTTCATTAATTCAATCAACACTGTTTGCTGAGAAACCTAAAGACTTTGCTGAGGTAATGATGAGCAGAGCAATGATTGCCCCACAGCATAGTGTGCTTGATGTTGGTTGTGGCGTAGGTGGTGTGATGCTTGGCCTCATGGAGAATGGGGTTTTAGATGTGACTGGGGTGACGATTAGCAGCAGGCAGATTGAGCTTGGTAGGCAGTTGGATGCTGATTTGAATATGGAATTGGCTGATTTTATAGATTGGGATGATCGTGGGAGGAAGTTTGATAGAATTATATTCTGCGAGTCTTATGGGTATTTTGCTGAACCTGGCAAGCTGATTGAGAAAGTCCGTGGATTATTGGCCCCAGGAGGAATGGTTTATGTGAAAGACTTGTGTGCTGTGAATGATCCAGACTTGATGCAGCAGGTTGGTCTCGAATCTTTAGGTAATTTGTGGAAATGGTATAAAATATATACTACACAAGAACTAGCATGGATGTGGGGTATGAGGCGAATAGGTGGAGGAGATAATTTATGGAGAGAAACTTCTTGCCGTAAATTTATTGATTTTGTTATGGGTGCTGGATCATTTGCTAAAGCTCATGGTGATCAGTTAGCTAAAGCAGGAATGAAACAGCAACCAGCGTGGAATGGGCAAGTGCCAGTGAAGACGAGTGACTTTTTATTTGCGTGATCGAGCAGGCTGAACAGGAGTGTGTAGATATTATCTTAGGTAATCATCCCGGTGATAACTGGGTTTATACGAATGATCAATATTCATACTTGGACGGCATGTTTGTTAGAGGTGGAGTGATTAAGGCGGTGGCAGAGATTAAGAGCAGAGAGTGTGCATTTGGGACACATGAGAAAGAGATGCTTAATTGGAACAAGATGGAGGCAGGACAGTGGGCTAGTAGGTCATTTAGGTGCCCATTCTATCTGTTCAGCTATCATGCTGTGAGTGACGTTGTGGCTTGTTATCAAGTGACAAATAGTTTGGGAGAGTTTGTGAGAAAATATGATGTAAGTGATTATGGGCAAAACAGAAACAAAAACGAAAGAGACACCAAAACCGTCAGAAGAACAGTCTGGCTCAACAGCAAAGACCCCAGTCTCCTCAAGAGATGCGGATTGCGATGTCTTTACTGAGAAATATTTTGGGATAAAATTGTATGATTGGCAGAAGAAAGTTCTTCTCGATCTAAGCAAGCCCGGTGCACGAGTTGCATTGAAAGCTGCAAATGGCTCAGGAAAAACGGCAATGATAGCTGCACCTGCTGCACTGTGGTATGCGCTTATCTATCCCGGTAGCATAGTTATCACTACATCAGGTGTGTATAGGCAGGTCAAAGAGCAGATGTGGCCTCAGATTAGATCATTAGCCAGCAAAGTAGCTGGGCTAGGTATGACGATTAATCAGACTGATCTGACTATGGATAATGGCAGTAGGATCTTGGGGTTTGCAACTGACTCACCAAACCGTTTTGAAGGCTTTCATGGTAATGTTTTTATAGTGTTGGACGAGTGTAAATCAATTGATTCTGACCTGTTTGAGGCGGTGGCTCGTATTCAGCCAAATCGCATCCTAGCCATGAGTTCTCCAGGTGGAACTACTGGTAAGTTTTATAAAATTTTCTCCAAAGAACAGAAATGGTGGAAGCTGCACACTGTTACTTCTTACGATTGTCCACATATCAAGAAAGAATGGATAGAAGAACAAATGGAGATGTGGGGCAAAGACCATCCATTAATCAGATCCATGATCTTTGGAGAGTTCCAAGAAACTTCTGGAGAAGGCTTGGTGGTTACATGGGACAGTCTTATGCAGTGCTTAGATAGTCCACCCAGCAAAGACGGTAATGAGGTTGTAGCCTCGTGTGATTTTGCAGCAGCAGGCGATGAAAGTGTTTTTTGTATGAGAGTAGGAAACAAGATCACTAAGCTGATTGCATGGAGAGAGGCTAATACTATGGCAGGTTGTGCCCGATTTGCTTTGGAGTTTGAGAAAGCAAAACTGAAACCTGAGCAGATATTTGGTGATGCAGGTGGACTAGGATTGCCTATGTGCCATCAGCTTGCAGAGATGGGTTGGCCAATTCATCAAGTGAATTTAGGAGGAAGAGCGCATGATCCAGACAAGTATGTTAACCGGGGCACAGAGATGTGGTTTGAGGCATCTAGACAAATAGACCGTTTAGAGTGTATATTGCCGGATGACGAGATTTTGCACAGTCAACTGACCACTAGACGGGTAGCAGCAAGTAAGAACGGTAAACTGAGCTTAGAAAGCAAGAAAGAGATGAAGGCACGAGGTTTCTCCTCACCTGACCGGGGTGATGCGGTGGTCATGACATTAGCAAGTTATAGTAACCAATACATGTGGAACAGACGTTATCAGCCTAGCCTGGAAGAGATTGTTGAAGCGGGTATGCATGAATGGACAGATGACAGTAAACTAAGAGAAAGTATGGGATTAAACACGGGATAATTGAAAAGAAAAAAGCGGCGGGCCAGCCAGCCACACCGCAAGAGTCAAATAACTCAGAAAATAGTAATTTAAATTAGAGAGTTTGACAAGTCTATGAGGATAACAGAAATAATAACGCTAGTACTCACAATTTTAAAAGAATTATTTGCATATGGAAAAAAAGCTGAAAAAGAGAAATTGGAAGCAGATATTAATGATCGTGCTGATGACAAGCTTGATTGGGTTAGGAAGCGGATGCAGGACACCGATCAAGCTGGACGCGACGAAGAGACTGATTCTGGGGAATGAGAGAGGCTTTCAAGACGCATATATGGCATCACCACAGGCTAAATCGTTTGTTGAAGATTGCTTGGAACAGATAATCCAGTACGAGAAAGACTTGGAAAAAGCCAGCATACGCAACTAACAACGCCTAAATAAATTGCATAAAAGCAGCAGGACGCACCAAAAATGGGTGCGTCTTTTTTATGAGAATGAAAGACCAACTGGAGTGTTTCTGCACTGACATTGAAAAACTAGTGGATCGTTATCAGGAAGAATTTGATTTAGACGATGCAACTCTAATTGGTGGTCTTCAGATGTATTCATGTCTCATGTCATTGCAAGCGATGGGTTACCTCCTCGAAGATGATGAAGATGAAGAAGACGATTTTACAATATGAAATCTCGCGATGATTTAAACGCATCAGTTCTGCAAGATCTGGCTGATCGTAGCGTTTGGGATACAAGGCAGCGCATGTTTTACGAGATGCGCCACCATGGACTAAGACGAAAAAACAAACCTTGGCCCGGTGCTTCAGATGTACATTTTCCTCTAGTAGACACCACAATAAGCGAATTAAAACCTGCTTATTTTCAGCAGTTATTTGCTACTGATTTAATTGCTCAGTTTGTACCTACAACTCCACAAGTTGCCGAATACACAACAGCAGCAGCACAGTGGTTTGACCATAAAATAAAGCAGAAAACTAATTTAGAGACAGAAGTTTTAAGTACTGTTGATGCTATGCTCATGAGTGGTAATGGCATTTTGAAGGTTCTTTGGGACACTAAAGCCAAGAAAATAAACTATTATTCAATAGAACCTCAGCATTTTGTCGTTCCTAGCTGGACTAGGAGCTTAGAAGAGGCAGACAGAATGTGTCATATTTCAGTTTACTCAGTTGATTCGTACAAACGGCAAAAACACTTAAATCAAGATCCAGAAGTAATTAGACAGATTTCTGGAAGCTACAACAATGACGCTGGGGATATGGATACTGAGTATACCAAATTCGAGCGTGAAGGACTCACATTTACAGATGAGTCCAGCATCATTGTGTGGGAGGTATATTTCCGCGAAGAGAAAACTGGGCAGTGGTGCATTTGTACATTTTCACCTACTCAGCCTGATATTGATCTCAGACCCACAATGAAAATGCCATATAATCATGGCAAACCACCATTTGTGGCTTTTCATTATGAGGTTAAAGATCCCGGTTTTTACTCAGCCAGAGGTGTGGTTGAACTTCAAGCAACCATGGAAGCTGATCTGACAAAGCTTCTTAATGACAAGAATGATTTCATGACTCTCGCGAACAGACCACTGTTTCGTGCTGAAAGAGATATGCCTAATACTGGCAATCTCAGAATGACTCCTGGGAGCATTTTACCATTTGGAATCCAACCAGTCGCACACCAAGCTCCTCCAATTTCGTTTGATACTCAGATGAATATTATGCGGGAATTGGCTCAAAATCGTGTATCTACACCAGATTTTGGTCTTACTCAAACTTTACAAAACACTGAAAGAAGGACCGCAACTGAGATCCAAGCTATTGGAGGTTTGTACCAGCAAAGCAGTGATCTACGGATGCGAATATTCCGTATAGCACTCGGCAAACTTTACCGCATGAGTTGGTCCGTTTTATTGCAATATGACAAAACTTCTTTGGATTATTGGTATTTAGACACCGCACAGCAAATTCCACAGGAGGCTTTGCATCAAAACTACGGCATTCAGCCAACTGGATCAGCAGATGGAGTGAATAAGCAGTTACTAATGCAGAAAGCAATCACTCGTTTTCAGATGTTTGCAAACGATCCATTCATTAATCAAGGACAGCTCAGAAAGACTATTTTGGAATCAGACGATGCCACTCTAGTTAAAAGATTATATCAAGACCCAATGGATCAACAAGCTACCCAGGCAGAAGATCAAGCCAATGAAATCACGTTCCTCAGACTTGGTTTCCCAGCAGTAGTTAAACAGTCAGATGATGATGCGGTACACATCCAGACAGTTATGACGTACATTAACAATCGATCTCAATCAGGCGCACAACCTGAGCCAGCAGAAGGACAAATGCTAGAACAGCATATAGTTCAACATTTAGAAGCTTTAAAAGAAAAAGATCCAAAAGCTGGTAGACAGATGGAAGCTGAATTAAAGAATTTATTTGCACAACTGCAACAAGCGGCAGAGCAACAAACACAACAAAATGTTGAACAAACTGAGGAGAATGTTGGGAGCGTTGAGAACATTTCGGCAAGTGCCCCAATGGGTCAACCCGCCTGAATGGTCAAATGAACATGCTGTAAAATTGCAGCAATTCTTAAAATCTGAGACTGGTGTTGTAATGCAACAACACCTAAGAAACTTGCACATCACCAATTGTGATAGATTAATCTCATCTCCAGCAGATTTGTCCTACAAGACGGGTCAAGCGTTTGGCTTTAAATCTGCATTGGCAACAATAGATGGTTTAGCCGCGATAAGATCGCAACCAGATGAAGTTGTCACGGGTGTGACCGATGACCTGGAATGGTTGAGGCAACCTAGTAATTAAAATTTATGTCTGAGGCTATAACAGATGCACCAGTCACGGTGGATAACGAGCGCGAGCAATTGCTAAAATCATTAGCGGAAGCTGATGATAGCGCGTTCAATTTAACTGCGAAAACTACCTCGATGCCGCAGGTCGAGGAACCTGACACGGAGTCTGCCAAAGTGGAAGACACCCCCAGAGAAGAAGCACCGGATCAACCGGGAGAGGAAAAGTCACAAGAAATTGAGGAGGAGGAACAATCCAAATCCAAATATTCTAGGACTAAAAAAGCACAGGACCGTGCAAACAAATCTTGGCGTGAAGTCAATGAAGCGAAAGCTAAATTGAAAAAAGAACGTGAAGAGTTGGAAGCACAAAAAAAAGCGTATGAAGATGGGCACCAGCAAAGCCTGGAAGAGATCCAACAACGCACCAATACTAGTCGTTATTCACCTGATGAGTATGAGTCAGTAGCTCAGGAATTTGAAGATGAAGGCGATCATGCCAATGCTGAAGCAGCACGAAAAGCAGCACAGCAGGCTAGGCAAACTGCAACTGAACAGCAGGAGAAGAAACAACAGGCTGAGTTTGTGTCTAAATGGGATACAAATTGGAAACAAGCCACTTCTGCACACAAAGACTTGAATGATCAAGACAGTGAACTGTTCAAGAAGGTTGGCCAATTATTGGAGAAAAAACCTGTACTAACTCAATACCCGGATGGGATCACAGATGCCGTCGAAGCGGCGGCAATGTATCTCAGAGCAAACCAGTCTTCTAATTTGGAAAAACAGGTCAGCGACTTAAAAAAACAAGTTGCTGAGTACGAAGAAAAATTAACACTGAACGGTAGCCAACCCGGCAACGTGTTGCAGGTTGAATCGTTTAACAATCTCCCCGTGGAAAAACAACGGGCAGAGTTGGTTAAAGCGATGCAAAGTGCAGACGAGTCAGGTGTTGGCATGTTCGCAAATTAAAATAAAACAATATGGCAGGAACAACTCTCACGACAACTGGATCAGCAACAGCAGGACCAGAGTCAACACTACAAGATTATTTCAATAAGAAATTACTTGAGCAAACTCTAAAGACAATTGTCTTGGATCAGTTTGCCTATAAATCACCTCTCCCCGCAAAAGCTGGGCACAAATCGGTACGGTTCTTCCGTTACCCAGAATCAGTAACTACTGATGTGCAAGCATTGACTGAAGGAACAGCAGTAACAGTTGGTAATTCTAAACAATTATCGATGACCACTGTAGACGTAGATCTCGCTCAATTTGGACAGACAGTTACAATTTCTGATCTCTTGAGCAATGTGGAATTGTTCAACACAATGGAGCAAGCAACTGTCCAAAATGGACAAGATGCAGCACTAAAAGTTGACGAATTACTCCGCAACACACTTGGTGATTCTTCTGCGACTCAAGCACGTTATGCTGGTGCTGCTACATCATATGCCACTGTTGATGGTTCTGATGATGCAATGACAGCATTGGACGTTCTAGATGCTTCTACAAACCTACGAGTCAATAACGCTCGCCCAAGTAACGGATACTTCACTGCTGTTATGGCCCCAGAAGTCGCTCGTGATTTGATGAACGATGATGATTGGCTGGAAGCAAGCAAGTACGGAGCACCAGATCAGTTATTCCGTGGTGAAGTAGGGAGGTATGCTGGGGTTCGCGTCGTAACCACAACAAATCCATACAGGCAGAACACTCAACGCACTTACAATGCTGCTGGTACTAAATACAGCACATTTGTTGTAGGTGACCAGGCATATGGTGGTGTAAACCTAGCAACAATGAGTGCTTACTCACCTAAGATGATCATTGCTCAAGGACCAGATAAAAGTGATCCATTGGCGCAATTAACAACTGTTGGTTTCAAATTCTATTACGGTTCTACCGTATTGAATGGGGCACATGCAGTGAACATTTACTCAGTCACTAACTATAGCTAATCAATTTGACTGGGAGGTCAATAGCCTCCCAGTCTTTTTTTAATTATGCCAAAAGTAGAAATACCAATTACCTCACTGCAAATTGCAGATGAAGAAGGTGTGATGGTTCTTCCAGAAGTGGGAGATGCTGTCAGTTTTACCATCGAAGGAGCTGTTGAATCACTTGGAGACGAGTATGCGACAGTCGGAATGGAAACTGTTAACGGTGAACCAGCATATCCAGAAGAGATGGAAGAGTCAGTTGAAATAGAAGCACCATCTAGAGATGAGATGATTGCTACCATGGAAGAATTAGATCAGGCACAAGGATTATAATAATGAGTACATCAAACATAGGTAACCCAATTCAAGGCCGCCGATTGAAAAGCGGAAATAATGGTCAAGAACCAATCGAGATAAAAGCATCGATCGGTAATGGAACAACCGCAAATTCTGCTACTCCGTTTCTGAAATTAACAGGAACGGCAGCTGCTACAACTGATGGTGATAATAATGTCACTACGACAGATGTGACCGGCAGCGGCGCAGCACCAGGTGGAACTAATAAAGCCATTCTAGTTGATGTTGGTGGAACAAACTACTGGATTGCATTGTACGCAGTTTCGTAATGCCATTAGTTGAGTTTCAGAATCACGAGACAGGTGAGATCAAAGAGTATTTGGTCTCATCTGATCTCGATAAATTTAGTGATGGCACAGGAACCTGGGCGAAAATTGAGGTTCCTACGAGTTTTGCCATAGGAGGTATGAAACAAGCACCATCTCAGAAGCAGATGATGAAAAATGGATACCACCGACAAGAAAACTCAAAGAAAGGCTGGAAGAGTGAATACTCCCGGCAAAAAATAAAAAAGATTTGGGGATTATAAGAAATGGCACGACAAAACGATACACTGGCGAATTTCGGAGCAACAACAAACGAAGAATTATCTGTTGCAACTAGCAGCACTGTTCCGGTAAACACAGATTTAAGATCAGAATGTTCTCCTGCATTTTTGCTTTTGCAAAATGTTGGAACTGTTCCGGTTTACTACAGATTAACATTGGTTAATGACGCTCCTAATTCTTGCTCTACCGCGAGCGGAAAATACACAGGAATTTTAGCAGCTTGTACTTCAGACGAAGACGGCACTGGGGGTGCTATTACATTTGCAGGATATACCGGAGGTTTGGCTTTTTGTACAGCATCAGGAACCGGCAAAGTGAACATCGCATTTAGCGGCAGACTAGGAGAATAAAATGGGAATAGCCAACATAATTAACACCTCCACATCAAGTGGAGGAGGCGGTGGAGAAATAATCCGCGAACTCGTCAATAGTTCAGACGGTCAAGGACTGCATTTTAACGGTGCTAGTTCACATATTTCAATAGCCAACAGTGCCGGAGCAGAATTTGGTACAAGCGATTTTTCGCTTGAATTTATTTTAAACCAAACTAAAGCCAGCAATAACGAAACTTATTATTTTACAGCCCCATACACCGGAGACAATCGAATGGGGTTTTGGTACGACAAAACAAATACCACGCTTAAAATATATTTTCGAACATCCTCAAACACTCATTATGATTTTGGCTATGACATAGCAACAGACTTTGGTTCACCTACTCATTTTGTAGTTTCTGCGGATAGAAGTGGAAATGCAGTTTTATATCGTAACGGAACAGAAGTAGCGTCTGTAGATATTAGCGGATCGAGTGCGGTAAACATTGGAGACAGCAATGCTAATCCGTTTCACATTTCGACCAATTCAGCAAACACCGCTATAATCGGTTCGCTTTACAGATTTCGGACTTGGAATAAGGCACTCACACACGACGAAGTAGGCACTTGTTTTCAGAGGGCTGACGTTCCGTTTGCAGACCAGTACGGTAGTCAGACCTCTTTAGTAGACGCTAATGCTTCGACATTTGTTGGAACATCAACTTACGGTTGGGTTAAATACGGCAACAACACAATAGCCAACACGAGTAACCAGTTAGTTGTCACGTATGTAGACAATTCACAAGGTGCTTATAATTACTTAAAAGACTCAACCGACTTAACAACAAATTTAACTGTTGGGAAAAAATATAAAGTTAAGATTGATGCTAAATATGCAGGTGGTTCGGCGGGTGCATATCTTCAAGTTTATGACGGGGTGAACTATATTGACGCATCCGTTTTAACAACTTCACTGACTACTTATTATATTGAATTTACTGCTCAACACGCAACTAATGTCCTTGTTAAAGTTAGAGATTTAAGTGCGAGTAATGTAATCACGATTGATAATTTTTACGTCTACCGTTGCGGCGCAGTCACAGATTACGACCTCGCATTTTCAAATCCAACTCAGTCGCTAATGGTGCAGGATCGTGCAGGAGTAGCAGACGGAACAGCTTCAGCCGGAGTTTCACAGACTCAGAAGATTCCTCAACTCAATGCGGTCGCGGCTCGAATTGGTTCAGGAGCGGTAACGCCATCGGATAACGAGTTGATTGCTGGCAAGCTAACCGTAGGCGATTCGACCTCAAACGAGTTGCTCGTTGGCTTTGAATCTTCATCGCAAGATTTCGGCATAGGTGCAAATGGTGCAAACTTTATGATTGGAACCAGTGCAACCGATTTAGACACTGGTAATTTGGTGAGTATTACCTCGGCGGGAATAGTAGGCATTGGAGATGCTACTCCCGATGCCGAAGGTTTGGAAATTGCAAAAGCAAGTGCTGACACTAGCTTCAACCTTAATTCACAATCAGACAATTTACTTGTATTGAGGAACAGTGATGATGGCTCTGCTAACACTGGTCGTTTTGCTGGTCTTCAGATGAAGATAAACAGTAGCTCAAATGCCGCTGAAGGAACGATACGAACAGAGTACACAGGCAACGGAAATTCTAGTCTGATTTTATCAACAACTGCCGCTGGTACGGGTGCAGACCATTTATCGATTGATTCGTCTGGGCGTGTAATAATTGGAGCGGGTGCAATGCCGTTGAAGTGGTGGAACGGTTCGACTTACGGATGTAAATTCCTCGTGGAGAATAATGGTTCAACTGCTCCTGCTGACTATGTAACGGCTGGAGTTGTTCGCAATACCAACGACGGAGAAGCTCCTCAATTAGGCTTTGCAAAGAGTAGAGGAACTGCAACGGGAGCAGTGACTGTAGTTCAAAGCGGCGACCCGCTTGGGACAATGACATTCCAAGGAGCCGACGGTACAAATTATGTCGAAGCTGCAAGAATAAATGCAATAGTTGACGGCACACCCGGCGCGGATGATATGCCCGGTAGATTGCAGTTTTCAACCACCGCTGATGGTGCAGCATCTCCAACGGTGCGGATGACTATAAATTCGTCTGGCACTGTAACAATAGGAGCATTTACTCTTCCAGCTACAGACGGAACAAATGGTCAAGTATTGCAGACTAATGGCAGTGGAACCGTAACGTGGCAGACTGCTTCGGGAGGCTCTGGAGTCACTGGATCTGGGACGAACACTTATGTGCCTCGTTGGGACGGAACCTCTGCGCTGGAAGATTCTGTCATCGTTGCCGCAGACAATGGCAGCGTCGGATTTGGCATTGCTAGTCCCAGCTATAGAATACACTCTACAAGTGTAGTCTGTTGTGAGGACGGAGCACCTGCATTTCGTTTAAGTGGCACAGCTATTACTGCTAAACTAATAGACCTAAAATGTAATATAGGAGTTTTCCAATTACGAGACGTTAACGCTGGAGCAGAGTTTTACAACGTTACGAACACCTATCACAAGTGGTATATAAATAATAACGAAGTGATGCAGATGAATTCTTCGGGTAATTTGCTCGTTGGATGCACTAGTGTGCCAGATGCCTCAAATGCAGGAATAACATTAAACGGTTTAACAGGAGGAAACAGGTCGTCAAGTGGTGCGCCTACAACTGCCTATAATCATTGGGTTTTTTATAACGGCAATGGAATCGTAGGATCAATTAGCACAAGCGGATCAGCAACTGCTTATAACACCTCTTCAGATTATCGTTTAAAAGAAAATGTAGTGCCTCTCACAAATGCACTAGATCGAATCGACGAGATACCAGTTTACCGTTTTAATTTCAAAAAAGAACCAGATATAACAGTAGACGGATTTTTAGCTGACGAAGTTGCTCCGTATGTGCCTGAAAGCGTTACGGGAACAAGAGACGGAATGAAGACTGTCGTCATTCAAGAAGGCAAAGAGCAACGCGATTATGTAGCTCCAGAGTTCTGGGGTGAAGATGACGAATTACCTAAAGACGTAAAAGTTGGAGATTTAAAAATCGCTGAAGTTCAAGCGCAAGAATACCAAGAAGAGATCACTGAGGAGCAACCCGATTATCAACAAATTGACCAGTCCAAACTTGTGCCGCTGTGCCTAAAAAGCATTCAGGAACTTAATCAAATCGTTAAATCGCTTAGAGCAGAACTCGACGAACTAAAGAACTCATAATTTTAAAAATTAGAAAACAATGATCGAAATAAATACAATACCTACGGCAGAGCTAAATGTTTCTAAAGTAGCGGTATCACTAAACTCAGCTCAAGAATTTGGAATGCAATTCAGCGTAGTTGGTTGGGGTAAATTCAAGAATGCAGAAGGAGAAGATGTCTGGGGTACTACACCTCTGGTTTCCACGTTACTTTCTGTGACGGGAGAAGCTTGGGACAATTGGCTAGACGTAGATGACGCTACTTATATAGGAGATCTCTCGCTGGATCTGCTTGGACTACAACGTGATCCTGATGCAGTTATCGAAGTCGAAGAGACTCCAGTAGTAGCACCAGCGGAAGAATCTGATGCAGACGATTCTGAAGAAGCGGCAGAATAAGCTGTTAGTCTTTTTAATTTGTCTTTTGGCTATTTTAGTTCGGGAAAAAGCTAAATGAACTTTGACGATATTAAAGTTGCAATCGCCAGTGCTACTGGGATTTTTAACTGGATGGTGGAGATAGATTTAATTCTAAAAGTTGGAATAAGTTTGGCGTCTTTAATTTATATAATCTTGAAG